GTCAGGGGTTTTAAGATTACCACTGTATTTTCCTCGAACTCTCGCAAGGGTTTCTTTTACATACGCAACAAACCACCTTCTAACCCACTGTTTTGCTGGTGAATTTAAATCTTCCCAAGAAAGTTCTTCTAACGGAACATCAGACGGAAGTTTAATAATGTCGGGGTTGTCTTTTAAACATTGTTCTCTACTATCACCATCAACATCATAGTACCAATACCAAACCGCATTTCCCGTGTATTGAGAATAGTTACTCCAAGAGAAGTTACTACCAGGTGCGTTGTAAAGGGTAATCATTTTTTTTCCATCAGGTAACCCTGTGATTTTGTAAGTTAGTTCACTACCAAGGATTCTATTAAGGATATTCGCCTCTTGAGCTCTAACTAAGTAGTCAAAACCACTCATCATAAAATATGAACCAGCATTTCCCATTTGAGCATAACCCGCTTGGTTAGCCCCTAACCCAAGTCCTCCAAATCCATAGTCAGTTGTACCCCAAAGGGCTAAGTTTTGTAATGGTCTGTTCGAGAACCATAAAAGTTCGTTTACTTCTCTACCCGCTGGAATTTCATAAGACTGAGTGTTTGCACTTAAAATAAAGTAATCTTTTTTAATAACCCAAGGACCTACGGTTTGTAGTCCAACTATTTTAGAATATGCATACGCAAACTGATCTTCAAAATTAAGTGTTCTTGTAGTCAATGCACGCGCAACAGATTGTTCTTTCATGTTTAGGTTAACCAAGTTAACCCACTGAGACTCTATGAGCCAATCTAATGTATATTGTTCGTAATCTTGAATTGAAAACTCCATTAATGAGTCCATCATCTCATCTTCAATTTCAACACTTCTTAGAGGCGCACCAAGTTGATGCTTAACTCTTGTGTAAAGTTTGCTTCTTTCGGGTTCTGGTATAACTGACATAACTATAAATAGTCATTAGCCACCAAAATCGTAAAGTAGGTCTTCTTTGTCAAATACGTATTGTCCAAGGACTATATTTGGATTGTTTTTGAAAATTATTACATGTTTTCCTCTAATAAAAACCATCCAATCCACATTATATTTTTCTACTTCACCTGTTTTAGTAACGGTAAGTTTATTACCTTCAGGAACCAGTTGATCAAAACCCTTAATCTGAGCGGTGTGTTTTTTTGAATCCATAAAAATTTCCATATCAATTTTTTGGAAAGCATCTTTTTCTTTACCGGCACCCGCAGTGGTTTCAACTTTAGCATTTGGTAGGTTGTTTTCAATAACCATTTTCGCTGAGGTTTCTCTCTTTGTTCCTATAGAATCTTTTTCCTTAAGGGTGTTCATAATATTTTTGAATGTAGAACTATCCGGGTTAAAGATTCTTTCTCTGAATGACTCAATGTAGTTACACATTCTTTTTACTTCTCTGACTTGTTCCGCCGGGGTCTTGTCTGTAAAATCTAACAATGGTTCACCCAAGTTTGTAACAACTTTGTTTAAATCACGAACCATAAGACAAAAAACTGAATAGTTGGTATTCATGTAGTTGATTACAGATCTTCCCGGTTTTTCTAAGTTATAGATGCCAGGTATTTCACCACCCTCAGTTTTAGTGTGGTATTTGTCGGAAAAAGTTTTTTTCAGAACATCATTGATGGTGTTCTTATAAATGTTTCTTGCTTGTTTGTTTACGTTGAATAGCATTCGGTAAATTTCGGTTTCAACTCTTGAGCAAGACTCGGACTTCGATTCCTTTAAAAGTTTTCCGAGGGCTACGGATTCCAAAAGAGATGTTTCTGTTTTCATTGTGTACATAGTTTCTACGAAGGGCCAATTTACGGCAATCCAGAAGTTTTTGATGTATTCGTCTCTTTTATTTTTATATTTTAAATAATAGGCATGTTCCCATAGGTCTAATCCAAGTAAAGGATATCCCCCACCTTCAATGATGTTCATTAGTGGATTGTCTTGGTTGGGTGTTGACATAACCTTCAGAGTTCCTTTGTTTGTAAGGACTAACCAAACCCAACCCGAACCGAAACGTTGTTTAGCAACATCCTCAAACTCTTTTTTAAATTTCATAAAAGATCCGAAGTCTTTTTTGATTTTCTTCATTACCTCGGGTCCTACTTCAGTAGGTTGAGGGGATAACATGTTCCAAAATAGTGCGTGGTTGAATGCTCCACCAGCGTTATCTCGTATCCCTTTGGGATATCTTGATATATTTCTAACAATCTTCTCAAGGTCTTTATCTCCCTTTCTTTTCGAAAGAAGGGTGTTTAGTTTGTCGACGTAACCCTTGTAGTGTTTGTTGTAGTGAACGTTCATTGTCTCGGGATCAATAAAACGTTTCAGGGCTGAGTAGGAGTAAGGGAGTTTTTCGATCCCTATTTTTTTCATTTCTGTAATCAAAACTTTTAACTCCTGTTTTGTTTGTTCTTGTAGAATCTGTTTTTCAACCCGTTCTACCGATTCTTGTAAATGTTGCATATTAAGGTATTTCTTTATAAATAATAGAAACCTTTGTTATTATCTTCTTTCGGCAATACTTCTTAAAATTTCTTCCACCACATTTGTTTCATCTTGGGTGTCACCCATCACAGTTGCAATGATTCTTTTCTTGTTATTGAGTATGTCGTAGATAATTCCTTCTATCGTGTTGTCAAAAATGGGGTAGTAAACTAACACATTATTTTTTTGTCCATAACGATATGCTCTATCTTCAGATTGTGAGTGGTCTGAAGGTAGGAAAGAAAGATCATTCATAATAACGGCTTCTGCTGCTGTGAGAGTAATACCCACACCAGCTGCTTTTATGTTTCCCACAAAAACTTTAATATTTTCGTCATCTTGAAAACGATCAACAGAATCTTGTCGTTGGGTCTTTGACATTGACCCATCAAGTCTTACTGCTTGTTTTCCAAAATGTTCATAAATGGTTTGTAAAGATTTTGTGAAGTTACAGAAAATAATAACCTTTTTTCCTTGCTCTATAATATTTTCTGCAAGTTCAATAGTATGTTGAGTTTTTTCATCAGCAATAACTTGCCTAACTTGTGACAACTTCGTAAATTGAATCGAAAGGTTTTTACTTTCATCGGGGTGTTTATCGTACCAGTTGTAGTATTCTCCCATGAGTTCTTCATAAATCTTTGATCGAAGTCTCAAATAAACTGGTGTGATAATTTTTTCGGGAAGATCTAAAACATCTTCCTTAAGTCTTCTTAGAACTGTGGATGTTGTACGATCTCGTAATTCTTCCAAGTTGGATGCCCCCATAACATTCCATACTTTGCGAGCTCCAACCTTGAACTGATATCCCGAACAATAACGAATCACATATGCCATCCAGTTTTTAGCAACAGGTGAATCAACCAAAGATAGAAGATTGAAATAGTTAATCGGACGAGATGTCATCGGTGTTCCTGTTAACAACCACAAACGATCCACATCTTTAACCAAATCATTAATGAGCTTTGTTCTCTGTGCCTGCACGTTTTGTATGTAGTGAGCCTCATCAATGATTACTAAATCAAATTTAGTTTTTGAAATGATTGAGTTTTTTTTGTCTTTTGAATCATGAAAGTTTTTTATGATATCATAGTTCATAATGACAATGTCGGCATCTTCAGAATAGTGCTTACCTTCACACACATAACTTGACTTATCACTATAGAGTTGAAACTCTCTTTGCCAATTGATTTTCAATGATGCTGGACAAATAATCAAGATTTTTTTGGCACTTGTTTCTAATGATGCAATGATCGTGGATGTAGTTTTTCCCAATCCCATGTCATCCGCCAAAATATACTTTTTGTTTTTCAAAAGAGATTCAATAGCAATTTTCTGATGTTCCAAAGGTGGACGATGGGAATACTTCGAATAATCAATGTCTTTAATCTCGACTTTATTGTCTTTGATCAGTGATACTTTTGGGACCCAAATATCCGATAATAAATCATTCTCAAAAAATTTACCCCAAACATGATATGACTTATCTTTCTCCGATAAGAGTTTTTCAATCCACATTCTTTCAGGGATCTCAATAAGAAATTTATCGTTTGCCATTTTGTTCGAAAAGTAAGAATCCAAAACAACCCACTTCTTGGCAACCTTTGGTTGTTTGTCGTGATTATTAATGATGTATTCCGATTGTGCCCGAGTAGGGTAAAACTTTTTGTTTACCTGTAACTTAATCTTGAGATTTAGGATATAGTTGTTCGCTCCTTGATAATTTTCAAGAATAGATATCGCTTTGGATTCTATGGTTATAGTACCACTCATTGAGGTTAATTTAGATGAAAATATCTTAAAATCAAAATCTTCACTATTTTCCCTTTTAAATATAATTATAGATATAGGAATATCAACAATGGAGAAACTAGTTCCAATCACACGCTTAGGTAAATTTTTCGGAGGTGAAGATTACACCTTAGATGTTAATATGGGTCAGGAATGGCTTGAGGGTGATATGAATTTCACTGTTATACTCTATAGAATAGATAGATATAAAACTCTACAGGATGATGTATATGGTGAAGTACCCGAAGGTGGTATTCAGTTTCTTCCACCGATTGAACTAAAAGGATACGTTCAAATTCTTGAACCCACAAATCAACGTTTGGGTAATAGCCGTATTAGACAAGATGAACCAGGTAATATGAGATTTTCTATCTATCAGTCTTATTTGGATCAACTAAATGTTGACATCAACTTTGGTGATTACTTGGGTTATTATGAAACAGAAAGTAAAGTTCGTTACTATTCAGTCTCTGATGATGGTAAGGTTGTTTCCGACAATAAACATACATACGGGGGGTACAAACCGTTCTATCGTTCAGTATTAGCAACACCTGTAAGTAAAAATGAATTCTTTGGTACGTAATGGGATTTCCTAAACAAGTAAAACCAACAATAGATCTTGTCCCACCGAAAACTCTTTCGGCAAGACGACATGAACTGTTGGAATATATTAATAAAGATGGGACTTACTTACCCAAAAGTGTTCTACACGCGGATTTGGATTTAGGTATGCTTGAGTTTGTAAAAAACGAACTAAAGACGACCGTGTCTGGAAAAGACATTAGTGTTATCGATAAAATTATAACAAATCAAAGGTGGTCTCAGTTTACTGAAACTTGGAACTTTAAAGATCCCGATTTCAACGTAGAACTTCCATTTATCACTGTAGTTAGAAGTCCCGAAGTAAAATACGGAACAAATCCTTCAACACAATATACAATCCCTAATCGTAAACAGTTTTACTACGCAACGGTACCAACTTGGAATGGAAATCAAAAGGGTTATGATGTTTATACCATTCCTCAACCAGTTCCTGTAGATATTAACTTTTCTGTGAAAATTCTTTGTAACAGAATGAGAGAATTAAACACTTTTAACAAAAATGTTTTACAAACTTTTTCTTCTCGCCAAGCGTATACTTTCATCAAAGGTCAATACGTTCCGATCATTATGAATAATTTGACAGACGAGTCTGTTATCGACCTCGACAAAAGAAACTATTACATGCAAAGTTATGATTTTACGATGTTAGGATACCTTATTGATGAAGAAGAGTTCCAAGTAAAACCCGCTGTTGCAAGAGTTTTACAAATGTTTGAGGTTGATGTTAATGTAAAACAAGGAAGACGAAATGAGTTTTTTCCACCAAATCCTGATGAATTTGAGTATCGTTTATACTACACACCAACCAATGATACTCTAATTGATGACTCGGTGGAATACACTGTAAATCTTACATTAATTTCCTCTGATAACGTGGAAACTTGGGATGTGACTATCAATGGTGATTATTATGGGTCTGATCTTGAAAGAATACAATTGAACACAAATGATCTTCTCATGGTAAGTATTACAAAAATCGATGAGGGTGAGGAGGCGACAATCCTATACCAAGGAAAACTACTTTAATCTTCCCCGTAGATGTCTTTAATTTCCTGTTTCTTAGTGGGGATCTGTTTTGGTGTATTAACATTGGAACAGGTTTCTAAAATTAGGTTTTCTAAGAATCTATAAATCTTAATACCTTTCTTGTCACAATAACTTTTTAAAACTTCGTGGACATCAACTGAAATTTTAAGATTTTTTACTTGGCGATCTTTCTGAGACATAAAGATAAAAAAGGCAGAAAATAAGGCGCCTATATATTAATACATATTAAGAAGTAAAGTTTTTTGTGTTAATATCAAATATTTATGATTAATAAATAAATCCGAATAAGAAAAAACTAAACTATGTTCTTTCAAGTAACAAATCAAGTTAACCAAAAGGTATTCGTATCACCTGGTGTATACACTTCAGAAACTGACCTTTCTTTTGTGGCACAGAGTGTTGGAGTAACAACCTTAGGATTGGTTGGCGAAACTCTTAAAGGTCCGGCTTTCGAACCTATTTTTATAACAAACTACGATGAGTTCCAAACTTATTTTGGTGGAACCGTTCCTGAAAAATTTATTGGAACTCAAATCCCCAAGTATGAAGCAGCCTACATCGCTAAAGCATATCTCCAACAGTCTAACCAACTTTTTGTAACAAGAATTTTAGGTCTTAGCGGATATGACGCGGGTCCATCTTGGTCTATCCGTGTAACTGCGAATCCTGATTGTGAAACTATCGATATTGATACTGTGGCATCATCAATACCATTTACCGTGAATTTCTCAGGTAGTTCAACAGGAGGAACAAACTCATTTAGTTTTACCACATCGGCACCTGCAATCATAGGTGTTAACTCAGGTACAACATATACACTTAATGATGGTTCTACATCTACCATTGCGGCTGATTTGTATTCTTTTGCAAGAAGTGTATCAGGTAACACGGCAATCTCAGGTAACACATCTGTAGTCTACGGTTCTTTACCAAGTGCAGATTACTTGGCACTGTTTGGTGCATATCCAAACTTGAACAACGTGTATGGGGTTGATAATTTGAATCTTGAGAACAACGAACTTTGTGATGGTATTAACGATCCATGGTTTTATGCAAACTTTGATTTTTCGGGATCATCTGAAATTTATTCGGGTTACTCAATGAATGCTCAAATCACAAACTATTTCACAGGAGCATCCAACACTTTTGCAGGAACTTTATCAGGTGAAATTTTCATTTACAGTGCAACACCCTACACCCAATACCAAAACTTGGTGGTTGCAACAATGAGATCAAGAGGTATCTCTGAATATTCTGCGTTACAACATGGTCCTCAATATCAAGTGACAGGTCTCACTGATGTTCAGATGATTTGCACGGGTCCTTACTCAGCGGTTAATTCTAATCCTTACGCAACTTTCCAAATTTCAGGTGTAACATATCTTGGTCAAGACTTTAGTTTTGACGTATCTATGGGTCTTGGTGATTCTAACTACATTTCTAAAGTACTTGGTATTTCTAACTTTAATAAATCGAGATTCGAAGTTCCTCTCTTTGTTGAGGAGGTTTTCCCTGGTTTATTAAACTATGGTTATAATAAGAGTTACATCAGAGGTCTAAACTGTGATTTGGTTTCATTACCCGAAGCACGTGTCAAACAATCAACAACATCTATTGCTTGGTATCTTGAACAATATCAAACACCGATCACTCCTTGGGTTGTTTCTGAACTTAGAGGTAATAAAGTATTTGACTTGTTCAGATTTAGAACCATTTCTGATGGTAACTCAGCTAACACAGAGGTAAAAATTTCTATAGCAAACATTTCTTTCGCAAATCAAACTTTTGATGTCTTAGTTCGTGATTTCTTCGACACAGATGCAAACCCTGTTGTTTATGAAAAATATACTAACTGTACATTAGACATAGGGTCAAATAGTTTTGTTGGTAAAAAAATCGGTTCGTTTGATGGTGAATATCCTTTAGTTTCTACATTTGTAATGGTAGAAATGTCTGATGAGGCACCAATCGATGCATTACCTTGTGGGTTCCGTGGTTTGGAAAACAGAGTGTACGGTAGTGTTTCAAACCCTTCACCATTTGCAATAATTAAGAATGAGTATTATTTTCCAGGACAAGTTATTTGGGATCCTCCTTTCGGTTCTCCTTACGGTGTCAATCAAGTAACATCTAACGGTGATGTTGTTAGAAGAACTTATCTTGGTATTTCTTCTCAGTTTGGTGTTGACTCAGATCTTGTTCAATACAAAGGAAGACAAAATCCTGTAACTGACTGGAACACTGCGACAACATCTATTCCATGGAACTACCAAACTCAAGGTTTCCACATGGACTCAGGTGCAACGGTTATTACTATTGGTAACTTACAGGCAACAAGTGGAACACCCGCGTTTATTTGTGGTGTTGCTAACTTTAATGCTGAACCAGCAACGCAAGAAAACCCATACTATTTCTTGTATTCTCGTAAGTTCTCATTTGTTTTCCAAGGTGGATTTGATGGATGGGATGCTTACAGAACATTTAGAACTAACCAAGACAGATTCGCGTTAGGTGCGAGTGGTTTCCTACAAGGATCGACTCAAACTCAGAGATACCCAACGGCTAGTGGTGATGGTACATTCAAACGAATCGTAGTCGCTAACAATACTCAAGATTTTGCAAACACTGACTACTACGCATACTTGTTAGGTATTCTTTCTTTCAATAACCCCGAATCTACAAACATTAACGTGTTTGCAACACCAGGTATTGACTATGTAAACAACAGTAACTTAGTTGAGTTGGCTATTGGTATGGTAGAAAATGAAAGAGCGGATTCTGTTTATATAGCAACAACACCTGACTATAACATGTACACGGCAGATGCAGGTAGTCAGTATGAAATCATCTATCCTCAACAATCCGTAGATAACTTGGATCAAACCGGTATTGATTCTTCTTACACGGCAACATACTATCCTTGGATTTTAGAACGTGATACGGTAAACAACACTCAGATCTATATCCCAGCAACAGGACAAGTTTGTAGAAACTTGGCACTTACAGATAACATTTCTTTCCCATGGTTCGCATCTGCGGGTTACACAAGAGGTCTTGTTAACTCTGTGAAGGCAAGATTAAAGTTGACTCAGGAAGATAGAGACACATTGTATCAAGGTCGTATCAACCCGATCGCAACATTCTCTGACGTGGGTACGGTTATTTGGGGTAACAAAACACTTCAAATCAGAGACACCGCATTGAATAGACTTAATGTTAGACGTCTTCTTCTACAAGCAAGAAAACTTATTTCAGCTGTGGCGGTAAGATTATTGTTCGAACAGAATGACGAGATTGTTAGACAACAGTTCTTGGATTCGGTGAACCCAATCTTGGATGCTATCAGAAGAGATAGAGGTTTATACGACTTCCGTGTTACTGTGGCTTCTACACCTGAAGATTTGGATAGAAACACTTTGACAGGTAAGATCTACTTAAAACCAACGAAAGCACTTGAATTCATCGATATTGAGTTCTTGATCACTCCAACAGGAGCATCTTTCGAAAATATTTAATATATTTGGGGGGTGGTAACACCCCCCTTTTTAGC